GCTTGAAACTGGTCGTCATCGCGCTAGAGTTAGCCATGATCTGCCTCCTGGATTAAGAAAACTGCCCCACCGAACCGGACGCGGCCGGCGGCGGGAAACTGAACACATCGGCCGACTGCTTGACGACTTCACCAGTCGCGCGCTCGGTCCATGTGCGAGTGACCTTGATGTACTGCCCGATCTGAACATCCCAGTCGGTCGACGCATCAAGATCGGATTCGAGCACGTTGCCCTTGGAGGTCCAGATCAGGGCCTCGGAATAGTCGCATGGTCCGCTCACGTTGTACCTCTCTTCATCTTGACGGAAACAAAAAGGCCGCCCGCGTGCGCGGCCCTTGGCGTTTCAGCCAGTCACAATCAATCGGCGATGGCTTCAGCCGGCGTGCTGCCGCTGTAGCGCTTGCCGTACAGGTTGTACAGCACCACGCAGCCGCGCGAAGCGGTAGCCGCGTGCCCGGTGCCATCGACACGCAGGCAATCGAAGCCGTTCGCCACGTCCAGGTCCTCGGCCTTCACGTCGATGACGTAGAGGCTGTCCTTGCTGTTCACCGTCTGCGTGGTGAAGGTATTGGACGTGACTGCCGTCTCGGTCAGCGCCTTTGACGCCGCGTAGTCGGTGTTTGCCAGCATGCGCGTGAAGGCCAGAGCCTTTTCGCTGGTGCCGGCAACGGCCGTGGCCTGCTTCAGCGTGATCGTCGAGCCCGTGACGGTGGTGCCGTCAGCTATGCTGATGATGATCTGCGCGCGGCTGTAGCCCTTCATCGACACGTAGGTCGTGTCGCCGAGGGTCGACGTGAGCAGCAGGCCAGCGGCCGCCACTACGGGGGTCACCTGTTCGTCCAGGCGGGCATTGATGTTCATGGTTCAGGTTCCTTTCAGGATGTTGTGGATCAGGCGCGCGTGGCGAGCGTGACGAAGTGGCCCAGCGTGCTGCTGCCGTTCTTGCGCGCGATGGCCGAGGCCAGCCAGGGTTGCCCGCCGACGCGCATGACGAAGCGGAAAGCCCGGATGTTCTGGTCGAAGTAGAAGTGCATCGACTGATCGGCTTTCACGGCGCCCTTGATGATCGCGATGTACTGCGACAGGTCGGCTAGCACGAAGTCGCCCACCGTGCCAAGCGCAGCGCTGGCTTCGACCGGCACAACCGGACGGCCCAGCAGCGTGCTGTACGGGGAACCACTCAGGCCGGTGGGCGGCATCCAAACGGGCATGCCACCGACGTTCTCGGTGCCGGCCACGTTCTTGATCTTGACGTTCAGTTGCATCAACTGAACCTCGCAATCAGAATGCACCAGCCACACGGCGCGCGAGCGGCTTGCCACGGGCATGCGGGTCCACATCTTCAGTACGTTCTCGGCAACGATGGTCGCTGCGACCTGGCTGGATTCCTTCGCCACGCTGACGGTGCCAGTGGCCGCAACCAAGCCCAACGGGACGCCGACGCCAGAGCCGTTCAGAATGGCGTCTGACACCTTGAACGCCATCTTCTCACCGGCCAGCATCGAAGTCCAAGTGCCGAGGGCCGGCGCGTCTTCCAGCGACTCTTCAGTCACCGGCACCAACGCGGTCAAGCGGTTCAGCTTGATCTCGCGGTTTTGGAAGACTGGCTTCGTCGCCGTCATCGTGGCCGCTTCCGAGTCCCAGTAGGCTTGAACGCCGTTCGTGCCGTGTGCCGTTTCTTCCGACGCAGGCATGATGAGGGAGTTCCCGCTCACCGGAATCTGGCGCACGCGGGCCAGCAACGATTCGTTGCTTTCGATGACCGACATGATCTCGGCCGCGTATTGCGGCGGGACCAGGAAGCCGCCGTCAGCGCCAGTGCCCTCGTTGGCATAGGTCGTCGCTGCGGCGCCGAAGGCCAGGCGTTCGTCGGCCGCGCTCGGGCGCATCGCGGCATTACGCACCGCGCTGACGAACTGGCCGAAGTGCGCGAAGCCGTGCGAGGCATCGAGCGTGCGGCGGTCAATTCCGACTTCGATGCTCGTCGGGTCGGACACGTTGACGACGCCCGTGGTGCGGTCCAGCTCGATGCTGGCCTGCTCCTGCGCGATGCCGGCGGCGAGTTGCTCGGCTTCGGTGCGGGCCGCGTCGAACGCGGTAGTCTGCTCTGCGGTGAAAAGGTCTTCACCGGCTGCGGCGCGGATCGTCTTCATGGTTTCGACGGCCGCTACCTTGCGCTGCAGGAGCGCTTGGAGTCGCTTGTTCATTTCTTGCCTTTCAGGGATTGATGGTTAGGGTCTACAGGGTGGCCGTCGGGCCGGTGTTGCCGCGTCATCGGACGTTGCAGCTTATGGAGCCTGTCACGCCTCCAGAATTTGAATGTCTCGGTCTGCCAGTTCGGCCCGCATGCCGGCCTGCGTGTTGCGCGCGCGGGCGTAGCGTTTGATGGTTTCGTCAAGCGTGCCCACCCGGTCGGCCATGCCACTTTTCACGGCGTCAGCGGCCAGGCGCATACGGCCTTCGGCGAAGGCTTCACCGCGCACGGTGCCAACGTCGATGCCGCGGCCCTTCGCCACGGCTTTGACAAAAGATGTGTAATAGGCATCGACCTGACTTTGTAGGTGCGCCCGGTGTTCGTCGGTCAGCGGCCCGTCTTGGTAGCCTTCGGACTTGAACTTCCCGGCGCTGATGTATTCGGTTTTCACGCCGACCCGTTCGCGCATCGCGCTGGCGTCCTGGTGCGGTACGATGACGCCGATACTGCCCACCATGCCGCTCGGCGTGACTACCACATCATGCGCCTGGCTGGCGATCCAATAGCCGCCGCTGGCGGCCATGTTGTTCGCTACGGCAACCAACTGCTTACCGCTGTTTTCGCGGATGTCTGTCAGCACGTCGCCCAGTTCCTGCACTCCAAACACGCTGCCCCCGGGGCTGTCCACATCCATGATGATCGTACCGACTTCCGGGTCCTGCGCGTATGCGCGCAGCGTCCCGGCTAGGGCTTCGGTGCTGGTCAACGGCCGCGATGTGTTTTGCACTGCGTATGCGCGATGGGCAAGTACGCCGTACACCGGAACCACGGCCAAGCCCCGGCCGCTGGCGGCCTGCGCTGCGTTGCGGCGCTGCGTTGCGGCCTCCGGTGCGTCACCGATGGCGGCGGCAATGTCGTCGACGCCGAGCCGCGTGCCGGCGGCCCAGCGCAGCAAAATGTGTTCGACGCTGGCGAATACTCCGGGCTCCAGCACCCAGGGCGTAGCGTAAAAGGCAGTCAGCAGGTGCAGCATGGTCAATTCTCCAGGCGGATCAGTTCGACGGCGCGGGCCGTTATGAATTCAGCGTCCGTTGTCGAATGGTCGGCCGCAGCGAATATGCCGGCCAGAGATTCTACGCGGCCGGCTGCAGCGCTTTCCGACACAACAAGCACTTCGGAAAGCCACCGAGCATGGCCGGCGTCAACGGGAACCCCCTTGCGCCACATCGCGCATTCCTTGCGCGCCACCCGTTCGGCGGCTGCGGTTTCAAGCGCCACGCGCCGCTCACCGGAAACCTGGTTGCCACGCGCTTGATCGGCGCCTCGGCTGCCTGCTGGCGCCATGTTCAGCGGTTGCAGCGGCTCGTCAAGGCCTGGGAGCGGGTTCATATTCTCCATCGCGCGTGCTTCATTGCGCACCAGCCATCCGTCCTGAATGCCCTTTCCGTAGGCCTCATAACGGCTGCGGGTGTCACCGCGCAGCAGGCCGGAGAGCTTGAACTCGGGGAAGGCGTCGCCGCCAAAGTCCAAGTCCCGCGAAAGCGCCTGCTCCCACATCACGCAACTCGGCATGATCGCGTCTGTAACGAAGTCTAGCTGCTGGTGTTCTATGTTCCCCCAGGTCGCCCGGTCAAGAATTCCCAGCTTGTGCGGCGGCATGCGGAAAAGCCCCGCAATGTCAATGTCTGAATGTTGGCGCAGTTCCAGAAACTGCGCGTCCACGTTGGTCACCGATGGGAAAGCCTGCAGTTCCATGCCGCTTTCCATGATCGGAGTCTTGCCGCTATTCATCCCGCCATAGGTGGCTGAAAATTCCTGCACAAACTTGCGCCGCGCGTCAGACGTTGCAAACTTTCCTGGCATCTTGATCCATGCCGGCGCCCGCGCGCTGTTGCCGAAGTAGCGCGCTCCATAGTCTCGCGCCGACAGGCCTGATCCGATGGCCTCGCGCGCCAGTTCTATCGGGTTCATTCCGACATATCCATCGGCAGACAAACCGGAGACGTGCAGCACTTCACCGAAAACAAGCACCCGCTCGCCCTTGTCGTCGCGATAGCGATAGCGCGGCAATCCACTCGGAAGAATCTCGACCGTGATCCTGTCCCAGCACAGCGGAAGAAGCATGTCCTCACGCCCGGCGCCGTTAAAAACAAGTTGCGCCAGCGCATTCCCGCGTAGGTCCAGGCTGGCCTGCATCATCTGACGCCACTGCATCGCGGTCTGCCACGGGTTTGGCGCGTCGTGCAGCAAGGCGTATAGCGGGTGCGAAGTGTCCACTTCTTTGCCGCCACCAGGCAGCCGCCGATATATCATCAGCGGCAGCATCCCGATGGTTTCAGCGCGCACACGGACGCACTTGTAAACCGTGCTAAGCCGCATCGCCGTATCTGTAGTCACGCGCGAACCGGATGCGGAGACGCTACCCCCAACGGGTCCAAACCAGAAGTCATCCCCAGGGCCACGCGCGGCGCCGATGTTGTGAGTGACGAACATCAGCCGGGGCCTTTCGTCGCCAGGTAGGCGCTCGCGATGGTCAGCACAATCATAAGAGTTCCGCCAGTGATAAGGCCTGCCGGCACATACACCAATCCGGCGCCAACGCTAACGAGGGCCACACCGGCCAGGATTGAAGCATTGTAAACGTGCCGATTCATCAGACGACCGCAAGCTCGTAGTCTTCGCCGAAGGTCACGGCAGATTGCGGATTCCGCGCCATCAACTCAACGGCGTTGAAAGTTGCCATCAACGGGTCTATCTTCGCTGATCCCGCCGCCTGCTTCGTGATGCTCACAGCGTTTCCCTTCGGCTCTATCCTGGCATTCCCGACGCACCAGGCCATGAGTGGCCTGCCGCCATGATACATCGCGCCTTCGGCTAGCTTGCGTTCGGTAGTCTTAATCGCGCCGTTCATGCGCCAGCCCTGGCTGATCCCGATGATAAGGTCCTGCGGTACGCCGCGGTCGACGATGGCCTGCACGATGGTCCCGATACCCGCAGGATCGCACCCGATGCTGGCAAGCAGCCCGGTTTCGTACATCGCAAGCACGCGGTCTGCAAGGTCGCTCACGTCATCCGGCAGCGTGTCGACGATGGTTAGATCATCGTCGCGCTGGAAATCCAGCAGCCGCGGCGCAATGTCCTTGCGCCTAGTCATCACGCCGGGATGCGCCCACGCGTGCGCCCAGTGTAACCAGGCCCCGGTGCCGGCTTCACGACCCACGGCAGCCAGGCCGAGCAAGTCGTCAAGTCCGCCGCCGTCAATGCCCACGGTGACGACTTCGGAAAGCTGCAGCAGTTGGTCGAACGTCACGCAGCGCGCGCCCTGGCGTTCCCAGAAGTCTGCCCCGGCCCAACGGTCGGAGCGCAGATTCATGCCGATCTCGACGTTCAAGTGTTTTGCAAGAAAGCCCCGCATCGACTCGGCACCGTCGTTTTCTGCCTTCTTGAACTCGCGTTCCAAGTGCTCGCGGGCTACTGAAAAATCCAGGTTCGGATTCACCATGCCCCAGTTTTCGGGGTTCAGGTGTTCCCCAGCGGACACCATGTCTTCCGGGAATTCGTACAGCACCGGGACAAACCGCGGGTCATTGACTTTGCCGTCCCGCACATCACGCGCGTAGGCCAGTTTTTGCTTGAAAACACCGGCCGGCGGGTCGTCACTTTGAGTCGTGAGGAAGATCGTGAAACCCTCCGGCCGGCTTGCCAGGCCGCCCGTGGCCTCGCGGAGCATGTTCTCGGCGTTCGGCACCTTGCCGAATAGCCAAAGCTCATCAATCAGCGTCCCGACGCCCTTTTTGCCGCCGACCGTGCTGCTATCAGCGGCCAGCACCTTGAGCGCCGCGCCGCTGTCCCGGTGCGTAATCGTCTTGACGTGCGACTGCGCGTGCATCAACGCCGAAAGCTCTTCGTCCACCCGTTCCGAACACATATCGCGCGCCGGGAAGAAGGAGTTGTTCGCGATCTCGACCGTTGGGGCCAGTATGCTGAACTCGGCAGACTGGCGCCAGTTCAGCACCAGCGCCGTCATCATTATTCCGGCAGCAATGGTCGACTTTGAGTTCTTCTTCGGGATCAGCACCAGCCACTCGGTAATGAGTCGCTTCCCGCTTTCGGGGTCATACGCACCGAAGATCGACGCCACGAGGTCAAAGACCCATCTATCGCAGCACTCGCCGAAGGTCGGGCTACCGGGCGCGTCGACAATACGCAACGCCTTGAAGACCTCCAGCGCCCTCGCGGCTTCGGCCGGGAATAGTGGCGGCGGGATGATCGGCTCTCTAGCGCGTAGTCGCGCCGCCCAGTCTGTGCAGGCGGTCGACCATTCCATGCTATTTGCGCACCAGCTTTAACGGCGCTGCGGCGGCAGCGTAGCGGCCCGTCGCGGCTTTCTTCGCCGCTTCGGCTTGTTCGTCCTTCTTGCCGCCCTCGCCCTTCTTCGTGTGGACATACTGCGCGGCAGCCGTGGCCGCCTTCAGTTGTTCGGGACTTGGTTGAATCTTGCCCTGCATTACAGCCAGCAAGAAGGCAAGCGGGTCAGACAAAGCGGTAGGCTCAGCTTCGACGCGCGGCTTAGGCTTTGGCCCTGAATTTGGCCTCGCGCCACCGCTGCGACCCTTCACACCTGCCATTTGAAACCTTTGAACTACGTTTGAAC